ATACTGGAGAACTCATTGCTACCCGCCACTTATTGTCAGTGGCTCGTGATATACTAACGTCTTCAAACGAAAGGGAATAATATGAACTCAGAAGATATTGGGCTCCCACCCCATTTGCAACGCATGGTCAACCTCGGTATGGACGGAGCAGACATCATGCACGGTGAACTAAAGGTCCTCATGGTAGAGGCCGAACAGCAGTTGGCCTTAGCCCAAGAGGCGGAGGATGAATCCGAAGAAGCAATGGATTCAATGGAACGCAAATATTGGGAAGGTGTTCTAGATACTTATGGCGAACTATACAGACTAACATATGACATTGCTTTTGCGAAAGGAGCAAAGAATGAAGCCTGATGACAAAGATAAACTAAACAAATGTTTAGAGATTCTAGATACCACCGACCTGGGTTTATCCCTGGTGTGGCTGTGGACCTGGTCTACAATCGACAACATTTTGCAGGATGAGACCTACAAGGCAAAGGTAACAAAAAACCAAATGTGGGACCACCTATGCGAGGCTGTAGAGGCTGGGCAAGGGTTTTCCTTGGAGTATGGTGCCGAACAACATCAAGAGGACGTCCTTGAATGGATGATGAATCGTGATTATATTGTTGATACCATGTTTGAGGAAGAAGAGGAAGAAGATGAAGATGAGTGACCAGTACATCAATGATCAATTAAATAAAGCACAAAAGCTTTTATGGGGTGGCAGCGAAACTGAAAACATCGAGGCTCACAACATCATTGCTAAATTAATTAAAGATAGAATGGAACCAAGCGATCAAAATTGAGGGCCAAAATTTGGTCTTACGGAGGTATTTACAAATTCGTGGATATCTTATATAATTAGAACAAATATCATCTCTTGAAAGGGGATAAACAAATGGCAACAAAGCGTGAATATCTAAAGCAGCAAGGCATTACAGTTGGTGTACGTGGACGTTTCTCAGGAGCAGCTAAGGTAGCTCTCCAGGAAGCTGAGAAGGCAGGCGTTGTCTTCACCAAGGAAACAGCAAGCAAGGCTAAGTAAAACTTTGAGGGGGGGTCAAGGCTTCGTTGGTCCTTGACCTCCTCTTTCTTTTTTGATACAATCGACAGTTGGGCGGAAGGCGGAGTATGAGTAAATCACCTGAACTAAAAGTAGCAGAATCATTAGTAAATCTAACAGATGACCATTGGTTTAATCCAACAGTATTTGGTCGATATATGGCTGAACAGCCATTGCACACCATTGACCGAATTATGGAAATGGTTGTGTCAATTATATCTGAGCAAGCCAAGATGTACAATGTATATCTAAATAGAAATGAGACAACCGAAGGTCTATCTCTTGCTAATGAGTTAAACGAATGTATCAAAGCATATCAGGAAGATAATAGATTAGTTAATCTTAAACTTCCTTCCCGTTCCTACCAGGTAAAGCGGGTGGAACCAAAGCAATACAAATTTGGATGGCGGAGTGAAGAACTAGATCCATTCAATTAAGGCATATACAATGAGAGAAGCATGCCTGGTTATATAGATAAACATATATAGCCCAAGATATCCACAAGTTTATCCACAGCTTGTGGATATCTTTGTATCTGTGGGCATAAGGGCAAATTTTTCTATTTACGACCAATTAATCAAAATCCCTGAACATGGGCCAAATTTTGCATTTACGAAAGGTTGACAAAATCCCTGAAATTTGCTACAGAATATGTCAGAATAATCTAATATACATTATAAATGTCGACAAATCTGTAGAGAATATGGCAAAATAGATCAAAATTCCTCATAAAAACTATTGACAAATATGGATCAATATGCTGCTATATATGTCCGAATTGTCCTATTGACATTACGTTTAAGATGGGGTATGCTCAATTACACATATATAATAAAATAGATATAACTATAGTATATGAAAACTAATCTATAGTATAAATTCTCCACAATGCTCCACTTTACTCCACTATATAAGCCTTCTAAGGGCTATAGGAGAGGAGATAATTGGGAGGGGGATATAGGAGTTAAGTGCCTATTTGCTCTATTTACAGAGGTTACAGTAAAATGGATTACGCATATGCTCTTGGCTAATTACCATATATTGAGAGCATCCATGGCACTTTGCAGTCATTAAACCAAAATCATCTAACTCTGACATATGGATCAAAGGATCTCTGGTGTAATATAGTTTAGTTACATACCAGGATAAAGCTATTAATATTAAAGTTATCATTTATATATTATACCATAATTGTAGTCGACTAGGATGCTAATCCTTTATATGAATGACATGAACATACGCCTACGATCTTATATGTTCTATCTATCTCTGCTATATCATTATATGTAGCTATAGCTTGACAGTAATGGCATTTCTCTGCCTTTTCCGCTTTTTCTAAAGAAGTTTTTAGGTTATCTAATATACCCATGATTAATCTACCTTTGGTTTAAATACGCCATCCCAAGAAGTTGTTGGCTCTTCTGGTAATCCCGTCGATTTATTAATAGGTACGCAGTTAGGTACTTGCTTACCATTTTTATCTTTCATTCCTACTTGCTTATAGCCTTTCCAGCAAGCTTTTTCAAGATTATTCCATTTATCCATATGCTCATCATCTGAGATATAATTCTTTGAAATCTCTTCATCTGTTAATTCTATATTATCCATATAGCCATTATAGCATTTAATGTCACGTAGTGACCAGATTGTCTCTACCGCCGAACTTTTTCACTTTTTCGCTTCACTAATTGCGAGCAATATTTACCATATAGTATAATATAGGTATATGACTACATTATCTGATCTAATTAAAGAAGCTAAATCTGAAGGAAAACATTATGCCGTATTTAAAAACTGGCATCAACCTACTCCTACCAGAAAAGAAATAGACGCCATGTACGGTCCAGAAGACGAGTGGTTTAGACGCCTCCAGCTAGAAAATAGAGAAGTTAATTCAAAGATACAATATTTTATTGATGAGGCAAATAAGGCTTATCCTGAATCAGATAATGATTTTTATATTTTCTCCAATATTTATTATAGAAACTTTTACTATAACAAGCCTGGATCTAAGCTTCATCACGACATGTTTGATGTAATTCATTGGCACTGTACTGGGGTTACCAAATGGAATGTTGGTATTCATGCAGAAGCAAAGAATGATTATAGAAAGGCCAAACCAGATGTTGGAACATACTTTGATTGGGATGCTCATTGGACTGGACCTTACGATACATTTATCTTAGAGCCTGGCGATGTTCTTTGGTTTGATAATATGTCATGGCATGAAACAGAAAATATTTGCGATAAATACTCAGTGATCATGCAGGCTGGCAAAATATACAAGGACGGGGATAAAAAATGACAACATTGGCTGAGTTTGTTAGTAATGCAAAAAGGGATAATCTTCCCTATGCAGTATTACGCAATTGGCACCACCCCGTACCAACCTGGAAAGAGTTTGAGGAAATAATTGATCCAGCAAGCACTGGTGTTCGTAAGTTTATTCAGGATGTTCCGCTTCCTGAACCTATGCAATACTTTTTAGATGAGTCAAAAAAAGCATACCCAGATATTGAATATCAATACTACATATTTGAAGGCAAAAGATACAGAAATTTAGACTCTGTATGGCCAGGAGAGCCGCTTCACAAAGACCCTTACGACATACTTCATTGGCACTGCAAAGGTGTTACAGAATGGCAAGTTGGGCTTTATGGTGAGATGACTGGTGTGCCAAAAGAATTTAAATATCAAGAACGACAAGGTTGGGAATGGCAAACAGCTTGGAGAAAAGAGCCAGAGACAATCATGCTTGAGCCAGGTGATCTTCTATGGCTTAGAGCTGGTACTTGGCATAGAACACAAAACCTCTCAGAAAAGTACTCTATTATATTTGATGCTGGACCATTGTGGGAATAATTATTTTTTAGATAAAAATAAATCTGTTGCTATTCTTCTGCCGCTTATAAGCTTATTTACTCTATGAGTTATATCTGAATGAAATATAATAATGCTTCCAGCTTTTGGCTTTATGATTATGTCTTCATCTGAATACTCATTATCTTTATTAGGAAAGATTATTTCTCCACCTTCAAAATCTTCAGTTAAATAAAAAACAATACTAATTGCTGGGCTTTTTATTTGTGTGACCTCTACCCCCACACTATCTTTATGAAAACCAATTTCTTGATCTAAACCCCAAGTTTTTATTTTATATATGTTATTACATTTTTCATAATCTTCTATATTTTTACCAATTTTGCTTAAGTTATTTTTTGCAGTTTCGATTATAATAGACTCTATATAATTATATTTATCTATAACTGTTTTATCATTAATATCTAATCTTTTGTATGTTCCAAATCTCATATCTATATCTTCTAAACTAGAAATTGATTTTAAGAATGATTCTATTGATTCTTTATCTACACAATTTTCAATAAAAATACCAAAATCTTTTAGAAGTAGCTCCACTACTTTTTGACTCCATAGAATAGTATTATGTTAGATCTTTCTCCATCAATAACTTCATTTACTGAGTGCGGATAATCTCTGTCACCCTTAAAGAATATAAGTGTGCCAGCCTGTGGTTTATACGCAGTGCTGTCTGCTTTATCACCAGAATTGTTTTCATAAAAATGAATTTCTCCACCTTCATAATTATCAGTTAAATACAATAGGGCAGAATAATAGTTGTCTTCATATCCATCAACACCGCCATATGCATCTGCATGCCATCCCAGCTCTTCACCTTTTTGCAAAACCTGATAGTTCATTCTATCTAAAAAGATCTCTGATTTTTTAAATCCAAACTGAGCAGATATGGAGTTTTCTATCATATTAATTAAGTCATGAACAACGTGATCTTCTACTGCGCCATTTTTTGATATGTCTAATGGTTTAAGATAAACATTCAAAAGACCTCTTGGATTTAAATATGATTTAGGCCTTAAGTAATCATTTAAATACTTTGCTGTTTCTTTTGAAATAAAATCTTTTACTACATTTGGTTGTGCCATAATGTATCTAATCTATATCTTTTGATGCTAAATACATGGGCATATTAACTTCAATTTTTCTTCCGCCATCTTTCATTGGGTTGATACTTATAAAAGCATTTGAGTTAAATACAATCATATCACCAGCTTTTGGCTTGATGCTTATATTTAAATCTGTAAAGTTAAACTCTCCACCCTCATAATCGTCTGTCATAAACAAATAAGAACTTACTTCTGGAATTATTAAAACTTCATTTTTAGTATCAACGCTTTGCTGATGACGACCCATTCTCTCTTGATTCCATTTTACAACAGCATAATAATCATTTGATGGCTTATAATCATCTATAGATCTATCAGTTTTTTCTAAAAATATTTTAATTCCTTCTGTCATTATTTCACGTATTCCCTTAAAAAATGGAGCATGTGAAGTTCTGAAACTATGAACGGTATATCTTGTACCAAATCTTAGCGGCATGGATTCAAATGTTTGAATGGTTTGCAGCATTTCTTCCATAGATTCTTTGGTAGCGCAATTTTGTATATAAGCTCCAAAATCGCCTATAATTTGAACTGGATTAAAGCTGCTCATCAGTAATTGATTCTGCATTCAAGCTATCTACAGCACTTGCTTTTTTTAATAGCAAGTGATCAATTAAAGCATCCATATCGGTTGGTTCAGTATCTGGAGAGTTTACTGTGATCTCATCATTATCAACGATAAATTTGGTAAAATTCCAAGGAACTTCGTGTCCAACTACAGACATGATATATGAAAATAGTGGGTCTGCATCTTCTCCCTTTACTCCAACTTTAGCCGCTACAGTAAATGTTACGTTGTAATTTGTTTTGCAAAATTCTTGAATTTCTGCATCAGATCCAGGCTCTTGTCCACCAAATTGATTTGAAGGAAATGCAATTACAACAAGACCACGATCAGCATACTTCTTGTGAAGTTCTTGTAGGCCTTCATACTGCTTAGTAAATCCACATTTGCTTGCTGTATTTACTAAAAGCAGAACTTTATCTCTAAAATCTGAAAGTGGCAACAATGCGCCATTGCTTAATCTTACTTCATAATCATATACTGACATTATTCTTCTCCTATTTGTTTTGATAAATCTATATTACCATTTTTAGATTCATATTGAGGAAATTCTTCCCTAATATGTAATTCTTCTTGCTTTGAAATATTTTTTGGATCAACCATTATGCTCTTATAAAATATATTATTTTTTACAAGAAATGTGCTTCCAAGCCCTCTTTGTCCAAATGCAACATCGTTTACTCCATGTCTTACCTTATTACCAAAAATAACTATACTGCCAATTTCTGGTTTTAAGACTATGTCGTAATCTGGAAAGGTTATTTCTCCATCACCAAAGTCGGCAGGATCTGCAAAATATCCCAATATAGTTGCAGTTACTTCCTCATATGTGCCGTCTGGCATCGCTGCAAAGTCTGTATGAGGGCTGTATCCACCACCTGCACCTCTTTTGTAAAAATGTGTTTTTGGCATTAGCTTATAGCTATCAGGATTTAAATGTTGGTTTGCATTGTACCAAATGTCTAAACATTTAAATATTGCATTATCGCTATCTTCTAGATAAGATTTTGTTGAAACAATTGATGTTTCCATATAGTCCTGATTAGCAACTGGCATCCAAGAATCCAATGATTCAAAAATCTCTTTTGGATTTTCTATAGCATTTTTAAAATACCATACTTTTTCAGCAAGCTTTATTGCCTCTATCATCCGAACCTCTTCCAGTTTCTATATATCCCATATTCATCTAGCCATCTTATTATGACCGATTTATCTACCTTGCAAGATGCCGCTATATCGACAATCTCTATCTCTTGTGTCACATATTGATCCCTCAACCAGGACTCATTAGTGTACTTAGGATTACCCATATAGTTCTATTATACTATATTAGAATTGTCTGTTTCCCATTTTTTATACGCTTCAATAATTGATTGTCTTAAAATCTCATTATTTATAACTGCCTTATGTGTACCGTCGCATTCTGGATATTGTGCTGATAGTCCGCACTTACATACACCCATTTTAATCCTCTTCTCTTTTCCATTGATCTTCCCATAAGCCCATGAGAGATTCATTGCCAATATCATCAAAATAGTAGCGTTTTTTTATTGAATTGTAAGTCCAACCGTACCATCTATTGCCTTCTGCCCATGTAAGATTAGTTGGCATTTCTTCTTTATATGCTGCAAGTCTGCGTAACAACTCATCATTTTCTCTAACTACCGCTTGAATTGCTTCTCTAAGTCGTTTCGGGCGCATTAAATATTTTTCTACAATATTATAGATCATTTATATCCCTAAAATTTTGTTTGATAATGAGAAAAATGTTTCTCATAAATATAAGTTTGAGTCATATATCTATTTCCTGAAATTACTGTTTTAACCTCATGAGATAAATTACTTGGAAAAATTACAACTGAGCCAGCCTGTGGCTTTATCATTACATTTTCATTTGGAAAAGAAATTTCTCCACCTTCATAATCTTCATTTATATAAAGAAGCATTGTTAGTTTAGGCTTAACTTCATGTTCTCCATCTTTAACATAACTATAAGCATCTTCATGAGCTGTCATTACTGATCCAGCTGCGTAATCTCTTACTAGCCACCAACCAATTCCCAAGTTACCTGTGGTTATATCTAAATTGTTTTCATCAATATACTCTTCTAAACATTTTAAAAATACATTTAATATTTGATCGTATACTTCTTCATTATCATATACAATTGTTGATCTTCCTATTAATGTACTTCCTCCGCCGTCATTATTGTATGGCTTCCAATTTTTTGATAAAACATTTGACAAAAGCTCACTTGGATTATTAAATACAGAATTCCATTGCCAAATTCCGTTTTCTCTTTTAACTAGTTTATTCGACATATTGACCTTCCTTTGGCAACATTAATTCACATCTTTCGCAATAATTGTAGGAAAGACCTGTAAATGGACAGCTTCCAGCTTCTACAAGCGTGTGCCCAACAGCTTTACACTTTATTATTTTTAATAACATTTTAAGCATATGACAAATATACTATATTAATAAATTATTGTCAATGCTTATTTATAATGATATAATTAATTTATGAAATCAGTTTATTTCTTACATGTGAATAGAACAGCTGGAAGATTTTTTCATAAATATGTATTTAGACACATAGTTCGTTGGTCTAAAGATGAAAATATTAAATTAATTAGACCTAATGCAGATCCAGATGATTGGACCCATTGGGGTTGGAGCTCTGAGATTGAAGATTCTTCATACATAATTTGCCTGCTTCGTGATCCCCTAGAATGTCTTATAAGCTATCACGTTGCTTTTTCAAATGTTAAAACAAAAAGTGATTTGATTGAAAGAATTAACTCAATTGAAAATTTGCAAGCAAGAAGTTTTATTACATGGAAAGAAAATAAAGTTGACCCTCATTCAGATATAAATTTTGATAAAGATTTAATATTAAATAGATTAAAAAGAGTAAATCTTTTAATTGATTCAAAAGATATAAACATTAAAACTATTAAATCTTTAAGAGAAAAAATTTGTTTAGACCTTAATATAAATTCATTACCTTTTGATGACGGAATAAAGGATACAGATGAGTTTAGAACAGAGGGAGTAAAAGATATATATAATTCTTTATCTAAATCCGATATCAATAAAATAAAAAAAATTAACTATATGGATTTTGAATTATACGAAGAAGCCAAAAAAATATTTTGGACTCCCATCTTAGATTAATCTTTTTCTTTTATTCTTTTCCAAACACCGTACTGATCTGGTTGATCTAGGCCTATATATTCCTGACCTGTTTCTAAATCTATTAGCAACCACTTGCCTGGAGCTTTTGTATGTATAATCAAATCTATAGGTGCATCTAATTCTCTTACCTCTGAACCCTGATACATTCTAGGAAGAAATGAATATACATTATTTAATAGTTTTCTTTTTTTCATAATACAGAAGAATCTAAAACTGCATCCATTGCATCATCAATATTACTTTGATGTTCTTTTGAGCAATTTCCGCAGTTGAAACACATTTTATTCTCTTCCCCATTTAATTTTATTCCAGGCACGTTCATGATAATAATAAAGAACAATTTTAACTATAAGCTCAATTCCAGATGCAGCAAGGGCCAGCTTGCCATCATGGGTTAATCCATAAATAATAATGAAAGAAATTAGGTTGCCAAAAAATCTCCAACTTACTGCTTTTGCTAACGATCTGCCATGAGATACCCATTTAATTGGTTCATGAGGTGTATCATCAAAATATAATCTTTCTTCTGCATCGCTAATTGCTTTACCAGATTTTTCAAATTGATTAAATACCCATTTGCTTACGTTTTTCAGTTGCTGAAATAGCTTCAATTTCATCTCCTAACTTTACTTGTTCAATTTTATAACCTACATCACGACCATAAACAATATTAGTTATGTTTGGAAGACGCAAAACCATTGCACCATCCATAAACTCATCTTTAGCAATATATTCTTTTACTTGATCAAACTTAAGAGGATCTTTTTCGCTTGTATTGTATGTATTACGAACTCCAAGTAGCACTTGGTCTGTTCTGTTACCCGCCTCTTTGTAAAGAGCGTGGTGGCCTTCGTGCCAAGGCTGGTAGCGACCAAGCATTAGTGTTGTGGGTGCAGACCAGTCGTGTAGACCAAATTTTTTAATAATATGAGATGCTTTTTCTTCTGCATTTAAATTATGGCTAATAAAAGATACATCAAAGCCTGTTGGCCGCTCAAAAATTTTATTTGTGTCTTCAAAGCGACCTTCTGCAATTGTATCCATAAATACTAGAATATCTGGCTTGCCAAATGCTGTACGAGTTAGTTCTATTGGACAAACAAAATCAACTATAACTGGAGCCACTCCTTGTTTTGCAATAAGACGAGCCATTTCGCCCATTCTTCTTGCTTGCTCAATTCTATCTTCAGGAGTAAAGCCTAAGTCAGAATTAACTGTAGCACGAACTTCATCCGCATTAAGATGGATGGCATTAATTCTTTCTTTAAGGGCTTTTGCAAGTTCTGTTTTACCAGATCCTGGAAGTCCAATTATTTGAATAATCATTTATTTATCTTTTTATTTATTTCTTTTATTAGGCTATGAATGGCGTCATCGCAATCATAAATTGTTGATGATGAAAGCAAAATTTCAAAATTTTGTAATTCAAGAAGTTTTTGCTTAACATAATCTTTTGTTCCATAAATTGAGCTTCCAACTTGAGGGCCATCCACTCTACTATATATTAAATTTGCTTCATCTTGAGTTTCACATATTATTAAAAATATTTTTAATATCTTTCTTCCTTTAATAATATCAAATCTGCTTGGATTAGTCAAATGATCTTCTAATAAATATATTAACCCATCACCGTATTCAGCTGCATTATTTATGTTTTCATCAGAACCACCACTAAAAAATATTGTAGGCAGCCCACCATTACAAAAATTATGTTGATTATTTACACTCTTCATATTTTCTACAAATTTACCAGCATAGATTTTTCTTTCCTGCAAAGATGTTGATTCTCCAAATATTAAATTTTCTTCATCACTTGTTCCAGTTACTATATTCAGTATGAGAAAATCTTTACATATTTGATTAAATGTTTTTATTATCATCAAAAGGTAAGCTGGAGTCAAAACATATGGTCTTATTGCAACCATAAATTTAGTTTTTTGATTTGGAATAAAAGCATTTGCACATTTTGTAAAAGGATCGGACATTCCAGTATTGAATGTAACCAACACGGATTCATATCCGACTTCATTTATTTTAATTAAAGTGTTTTTTAATTCAGATGGAGTTTTACTATACTTCTGCATCCAATGAAACTTCATTTAACTTATACTTTTTTTCTACCCGTTTTTTTAGCAGGCTTAGGAATTAAGCTTGTCTCTCTTCTAATACCATGTTTATTTGTATCTATCTTTACACCTTGTCTTGGATATTTTTTAGGCGTTTCTCTACTTGTAACAGCTCCAGCAGCCGCACCGCTGTTTGGCGGTGGGGTCATGCCAGTGCCGTCTTCTTTTTTAAAAGCTTCTGACATTAGTCTGGGTCTACCATTCCTTCTGCCATCTCATGTTGAGAAGATTCTTCTATCTCAATAGACATCATTCCTGATGCAGATCCAACTGAATCACTACCGCAACCACATTCAATACACATTAGTTGCAGTTCTCACAATCTTTAACTGCACATGGCGCATCGCCTCTTGTATCTCTTGTGCACTCTGCTTCAGGTTTAACTGGCGCAGCAACTACAGCTGGCTTAATTGCTTCTGCTACTGCTGCTTGAATTGTTGGAGCAGTAACTTCTTCTTTATCAAAAAGACCCATTGTTACTTTCCGCCTTGATTTACGCCAGCGCTATCTTGTGTTGACTTATCTGTTGCAGCAAAAGCTGCTCCTGGATTGTCTGAGTAGTGTGCGTTAATATCATTAGTTCCTGCTGGCTTTGTTTCATTAAAACCTGTTAAATTGTTTCCATCTGTCATTTTGTTACTCCTATAGGTTGTTTATTTAAGCGGGACTAGTAATCCGCTTATGGTTCTATTATAGCATTTAGTTGATTAAGATTTGTATTTATCATAATAACAATCAGAGCATACCTGTATAAATCGACTCTCAGTGCTTGTTATTTTAGTTGCTGATTTTTGACAACCTTTTACTTCACAAACTTCATTCCCCATATATTATTTTGAGCCTTTTGCAGTTTGGCCTCTGTATCCTGTCTTTTTTTTATTCATAGAGCCAGGCTTTTTATATCCTGAGCCATTTGGAGTTGCTGCAATTCTTTGCTCCAGGGCCTTTTTAATCTTATCGTGATGTTTTCCCATTATTTAACCTTATTTCCAAATTTTGCCCACGCTCTTTCATGTACAAAATATAAAGCTGATTCCCAAAACAATTCTGCAATTGCTGCAATTCCAGCAATCTCCCACTCACCAGTGAGGATAAGTATGGTTCCCGCCACCATTACCATATGCACAATCTGCCAAGTTATAGTTTTAAATAAACTTTTTTTTCTAGATTCCATTTTGTTCCTCCAGTATTTCCTTAATTATATCATGAATTCTATAAGATTCAAGATCGCTATCGTGAGAATGTATAAGCATATCGGTAACCCCTAAACCCTCTAAATACTTTACAGTTGATTTAAACATATCTTTTGTGCCGAAAATAAAAGTTTGCTTTTGCGTTTCATGTAAAAAATTTTCATAAAAAGCATTTGCTTCATCTTGAGTCTCTCTTATTGTTACAATAGAACAAATAGTTTGTTTTTTATTTTTTTTAAATTCAGATTTTTTAATTTTATTTTGATACTTATCTATCATTAATATATTATTAATATTATATTTATTTGCTATAGACTCAGTTATATCTGAGTTTCCTCCAATAAAAAGTTCTGTACTTGGGCTTAATTTAATAAATTTATTAATCCATTGATCGGTATACTTTAATCTTTTTTCTTTAGTATTAAAATCATTTTTATTTACAATATCTTCTAAAGAGGTTTCATCAGAATGAATATCTCCTGACACAATATTTAAAATTATTTTGTCTTTAGCTATCTCATTAGCAGATCTAATAATCATAGATAAATATTCAGGGCTAATTGCATATGTTCTTATGGCAATCATATATTTAATTTTTTCTTTTTCTGACATAACTCTTATTGCTTTTGTTAAAAAATCATTTTCTTTGGAATGATAAACTAAAAGAATTGAATAATACCCCGAATCATTTAATTGTTTTGAAAGTTTAGATAAATATTCAATAGAGTTATTTTCACCTCTAAGCATCCAATGAAATCTCAATTATTCTCCTATAATTAAACAACTAAGGGGGCGGTTTCCCGCCCCCTTAATCACAATATTTACTTCTTTAGTGCAACCTTAGCCTTTGGATTGGCTTTATTCCACTTTGTAGCAAGAGCATTGTACTCTGCCTTGTAAGCTGCTGCTGCAAGATCCGCTGCTGCCTTTACTGTTGCTACATCGGCTGCTGCCTTTGTTGCTGCTGCTGTTGCTGCTGCTGCATCTGCTGTGCGAGCTGTTTTTTCTGCTGCAAGTTGTGCAGTTAGAGAAGCAATTTGTGCATTAGCAAGTGCTAGAGCATCTGCAACGCTTGTAATTGCAACGAACTTAGTAGCAGATTTTGCTGCTGCTGCAAATCCAGTTACATCTGTTGCTGTGATTGCTGCTGTAAATGCAGCATTGCCAACAGTTGTTGGTGCTGTTAAATCAAAAACAAATGTTCCTGTTGCTGTATCTGATACAGAAACTGAACCTGCTGTTGCTCCGATTACAGTAATCGCAGGTGTTGATGTAACAACTGGGTTGCCAAAAGCGTCTGTCGTCTTTACATAAACTTTATTTATTGATGATACATTTGCTGTATCTGCTGCTACTACAGAAAGGTTATATGCTGATCCAGCAGAGCCCTTTACGTAGTAAGTTGTGACGTTTCCGCCAATAGTAACAACAACTGTTCCTGCATTAACTGTCTTTGTAAACACATAGAAATCAGCAGTTGTGCCTGTTCCTGTGTTAATTGATAGTGATGCAGTTCCTGCTGAAGCAGTTACTGGTGTAGAAACTGTTGCTAATGCTGGTACGATTGATGCATTAGATGCGACTGCTGAAACTACTGTCCCTGTATCAAGACCAGTAATAGCAATCTTTAGAGCATCTGCTGAATCAACTGAGTTGTCCGCTGGTACTGGCAAAACAACAGGATTTGCTGCAGTTGTACCAGTTGAAACTGATGACCCGCCTACCGTAAGTGTTGTTGTTGCTGCACTAGCAGGTGTAGCTACGATTGTTGCAATTGACATAGCTGCAACTACGCCTACTGCGATTTTCTTAAATGATTTCATTTAATTTATTCTCCTTATTTCCTCTGCCTCTATATGAGCACAGAATTTTAGTTTAAGTGATTTACTCTAACTTGAAAAGAACACGGATCTCCGCCTTCATCCCATTCTTGCATTTCTTCATCTGACATTGGTGGTCCATCATGAGTATTGCAAAATACATCAGATATCCAACCACGGTCATATCCATTCTTGAGCCATATTTCAAACTCTAAGAAATCTTCGTTGTTTATATCCATGCCTCTAATTCCTTTAGAATAGAATGCTTGGGCTTTGCACCAACAATTGTATGAACCATTTGGCCAGACTTAAATAGTATCATAGTAGGTATTGAGATTACTGAAAATTCTTCAGATTTTTTAGGATTTGCATCAACATCTAGCTTACCGATGAGTACTTTGCCTTCCAAATCAATTTCTTCTAGTATTGGAAGCATTTTTTTACAAGGTCCGCACCATTCAGCCCAGAAGTCAACTAGGATCAGGGGTGATGAGTTTACTACTTCAAAGAAATTCTCATCTGTAAGATTAATCAATCCTTTTCTCCTTTTAGCTGTTCTGCTGCGCTATTAAATTTATTCATAAAATTTTGAATTACAAATAAAGTTGTTTCATGTGCATTTTTTGACATTGCGCTAAATGCTTGTTGATTTCTTTCATCTTCTGGAAGAGCAGCAGACCATTTATTATATAGTTCTGTTGCTACATCTTCTATGATTCCTTCAAGAACTGTTTGTTCAGCCATTAAGTTTTGCCAACCATTGTGCTTTAGTTGCAGCAAGCTTGTCTTGTGCAGTCTTTAATTCTAATTGATATTGAGCTTCTGCTGCTGCAATTGCTGCATCAACTTCTGCTTTTAATTTTGCTTTTGCCTGTGCAGCAATTTCTTGTTGGCTTGGTCCAGCCTGTTGTGTTGTGTAAGAAATAGCAGCATTAATATTAATTAGCTTATTAAATGTACCTTGTCTTCCAACTGTGCTAGATGCTGTAGATTTAATTGCAGTAAAAATTTGATCATAGGAGTAGGTTGGCTTTGCTGTTTTTAATTTTAGCCACTGTCCTGCTGCTACTTGAATTGCTGCAGATGAACCTGAAATATTCTTTAAAACATTTCCTGGGCCAGCAACTGAAAAGAAACCTGGAGCAAAAAAATCTAATTTTTCAGAATCATTGTTGCTTGAAGCAGAAATTTCATTTTGTTGATCTACATATCCAACAGAGACAGATGCGTCCAGACATGCAGGCCAATCAATACGTGTGTAGTCACGACCATTTCCAGATGGAAAAAATACTGGTATCTGTATAGCCATCAAATCTTTTACTGCCTGTTCAGTAATTGGAGTTTTTGGGCAGTAGTCTGTTCCTGCTGCGCCTAGAGTGTGATGTCCTTGTGACATGCTAACTGCTTGAATATTGTATTTCAATGCGTTTGATTTTACCCAATTAAGTGCGTTATACACTGATGCTTCTCCTGCATTTTGTCGCAATCCTGTAGATGTATTTCCAATAATTTTAATAAAAACAACATTGGCATTTGGATTTGTTTGCAAAAATACAGATGTCATAAGAGTTCCATGATCAAATCCATTTAAGTTGATGAGGTTTGCAGGCATTGAAGCTGCGCCTGGCCCTTCCATAAATGATTTGCCATTAGGACAAGTAGACCATTCTAGAATACATACTTCTTGAATGATTTTTCCATTAAAAGCTGGTAGCGATGTATCAATCCCTGTATCAAGAATTGCAATAGTTGGTGTAGAATCTGTTTGATTCTTCAAAGCTGCATTAGCAGCTGGGGAAACAGCAAGTGTTAATGCGATTAACGCAGTTATTAGTTTTTTATTCATGAATCTATTCTACTAAATAATGGCAGGATGTCAATACCTTAATCTTGTACGTTATACCATTTACCAGAATCTAGATCTGATTCAACATTCATTTGTTCTTTTTGCAAAAGGTTTTCAATAGATATTGCCATTAGGTTTACATATATTTCCATTTGTGCAACTTTAATTTCTAATTCTCTAAGTCTGTCTGCTTTTCTCATTCCATTGTCTCTATATCTAGTAAAGTAGGGGCAGTCGCTCTACTGCCACAGTTTGCACACTCCATATCCAAAAAATAAGTAGCAATTTCAAAATTTTCAAAAATAACTTTTACGTTCCAAATATTGCACCCGCATGGACATAAATGAGTTGGAGTTCCCCTAAGATCCATGGCATGATCATAATTTTCTGGTTTTAAATCATTTATGCTTATTGGACCTGAGTTTTTAATTTGCTCTATGGCCTCTTCTACCAAGTTTATGTAATAGATTCCAACTTTGTATCTTGCTCTAAACCACTGTACAAAAAAAATTAAAATGGTTGTTAAAATAAGTGTGCTAACAATTAACAGCAAGGTTTTCATAATTTAATTATACACTAAACTTGAATATATGTAAATGGTGGTGCAACTGACATGTTAAACTCAGATGCTGCTTCTAAAGCAGCTTTAATTCTTAACTTAGGATTCTTTTGATTTTTAGTTGCATAAAGAGCACCAAGGGCAATTTGTCCACCGCTGCCTTCAGCCATGTAGTTTACAACATTTTCACCTACATGAAAATCTTCATCTATTGTAAATATTCTTCCCTCTAAGCCAACAATAAAAATTCCACCAGTATCTTCCTCTGATGGTGAGCCTATGCTTCCATATCCATGATCTTTAAAAGCTTGTTTTACAGAATCAATAAACTTTGTTCTCATAAACTTATCTAATCCTGAGTTTGTTTTTGTTGGAGTGTACTTGGGTGGCGTCCAGTTATACTGAAGAATTTGTCCCATTCTAAACGAATCTGTAAAAGCAATTCCATACTGTCCAACCTTAAAACACTTTGGTTCTTTTCTTGAAAGAATCCAACCCGTTTTGTCATCAGATGCTGCATGATCAGAACCCATATAAACGGTTCCGTTCTGAGCTATGGCTACGATACATGTCATAGTATCAGTATACTATTTATAAATTTAAAGCGCTAGTCCTGATTTAAATGAATTTCTGCGTGGCTTAATTTAATAACTGTTTCTTCAAGCTCAGATTTAACTCTAATTAATTCCTGAATAGCCTCATAATATTTTTCTTTCCATTCAGAAAGGTCTTTTTCCAATTTATAAAGCTTTATTTGCAAATCTTTAATTTCAAGCAACATGTTATCACGAGCTTTATCTGCTACCATCTCAGCTCTTTGTTTTTTTGTTTTATGAATTGAAAATGCAGCAGTGGCCATTCCGCTAACGGCGGAAGCAGCTAAAGTTATTATTATTTGGTATAAATCTATATTCATTATAAATACAATTATACCTTAATATGTATATTAAATTAATAATTCAGAGGCTGTTATTTCTAATCCCACATATTTCTTTTTTGCTATATGCTCTTTAACATGATCTGAACCGTATTGTCTGCCAGCTAGGATTATTATCCATCTAGGCTCAAATTTATTATCCGTACATGTTTGGCAAAGCAATAAATTAATTGCAAGTAAAGTAGATTTTTTTGCAGTTAGCTGATTTTTACTTTTATTACATGAATAACACAAAACTTTATCCATTATATTCAATAGCCTCCGTCATTTTTGATCCAGCATTTTCAAAAAATCTTACTGGGTTAAATCTTAAATTATCTTCATAAAAAATCTTGGCCAGTTTATTTAAAAGAATGTCGTATTCTTTTTCTGGAATAAAATCTTTTATTTCCTTTAAATATTTTGCAATAAGCCAAAACTGATGTCTTTCAAAATAAGACTCGTAAGCTTTTGGATTTTTTAAAACTTTTTCAGTTATCTCACCGTCAGGCCTGTATAGAGTTACTGTTAAAAAGTCTTTTGAATAACCCCAATCTTTATAACCATTATATGCATTAACAGCCTCAACTGGATCATGAAACCTATAAAGTGTTCTAGGTGGATACTCACCATCTCTTGCAATTCCCAAAAGAAATTCTTTGCTAAATTCTCGATTTGAAGTTCTTTGTTTCCAATTTTCTATAGTTTCATGATGCTTTTGATTAAAGGGCGCCACATCATAGTTTCTTTTTTTATAATTATCGTCACTCATTTTACAGACCCTCCTGGTTTTCCTTCAAGTTCAACTCTTACCCCATATGATTCCAAAATATTTTTTACCATTTCTACGTATTCTATTACCCTAATTCTCATTGAACCATCATACTGTGCAAAATTATTTTCGTACAGCCTTATTGCTAAAAATTCTGGATACTTAACTATATCCATTTCAAGTGTAGGAGTAGGCTTTATAATTTCTCTTATTTTTTTAGCCATCTCTTTGTTATAAAAAACTGGTTTGTTTGGCTCACCAGTCCATTGATTTATACCATATTTAAAATGATTTTTATTTTTATCAATAAACATGTTTTTCCTTTATTCTTTTCCAAACATCTTTTGTTTTATGTGCATTCCTTGATTTATCTGTAGATCCAGAAGATAGGTATACACCACCCCATACTCCGTAATCTGCATTATCTATACCACTATCGTGACACAATTTAATTACTGGGCATGACAAACAAGCCTCATCAATGCTCTTTGCTATATTTATATCTGATTCGTATTTATCAAAAAAAAGATCAGTATCCATTCCATGACATAAAGCTAGGTCCCACCATTTTATGTTATCTTTTTCTATACCTAAATTATCTAAAATATTTGACATATTTTTTTGGCAACTTCCAGATTCCTTTTTGGTCGACAGAAATTTTTTCTGACTTACCCCAAGCATCTTTTCTATACATACCTTTTGTATCAGTATAGCCGCCACTATCTTTTTTCCAAATTACAAGATCGTAGTTGTTCCAAAATGATTCTTGAATTTTTGATTGAAATCTTTTAATAAAGACTTCAACTCCTTTTTCTGTTAAATTTAACACTTTAACCTTTTCTAGTACCCGAAGTCGGACTTGAACCGACATGCTGTGAAGCAACAAATTTTAAGTCTGTCGTGTATACCGATTCCACCATTCGGGCATATGCTGGTCCACCAGGTCTCGATCCTGGGACATCCAAATTAACAGTTTGGCGCTCTACCAACTGAGCTATGGACCAATATGCACAAAACCGCTGTACTATGTAAGTATACACGGAAAACAGCGGGTTTGTCAACGACTATTTAGTTGTTATTTTAACAATATTAACTTTTTTAATTTCGTCATCTATATTAAAAATATCATGAATATATTCTGATGCATCTTCTGTATTAAAGGCTTCTACTTCTACCTCTATATCTAATTTAATGCGATACTTATTCATAATACAATTATATCATTATTTAGCAGCTTTTTTATCTACTGCTGAAAATGCTGAATTAATCTCATCTACAGTTAATTTACCATCGTCTAGGAATCCACGAGCAAGTTTTTCAACTACTGTAGCAACTCCCAAAGTTCCAGCCAATATTACTGCTTTGATTGTACTAATTCCTACAACTGCTCCTGCTCCAATTACTGATAAGCCAGATGCTGCAAATACTGCAACTATCCTGGCAATAATATTATTTATGCTTGCAATTGCTCCTGAGCCAACCTGTGTTGGTTCTTTTTCTATATACGCTTTTGCCATTTTATTCCTCTTCTCTATTTCTAATTGAATATGTAATTACCCATACAACTAATGTCATTATAATTGCATATCCAACTATTGTTTTTGCTGACCCATCTAGAACCACCCAAGCAATAAACATGCCCAGGAGAGTCCATAGTTGATCTATTATGTCTTTGATCAATTTCATCATGGCTTTCTCCTTCTTACACCCTTGGATTCACCAGAGGCTCCTCCTCCACCTGATCCTCCAGAATTACCCCCGCCTGAACGAGAGCCACCTGTAGATCCTCCAGTGGAACCTGCTGCAACACCTACAGCATTCATTGCTGCACCTGCTGCCACAACTGTTGCAACAACCATATCTGTTGCTTCTTTTCTTTCTCCTGGTGTCATATCTGCACCAATGCTTCCAAGAGCGGCTAATGCAGCTCCTGGGTCTGTAAATAAAGCTGTTGCTAAAGCCGCTGGATCTTGCACAAGAGCAACATTTGCAGCAACTTCTGCTGTTATAACTAATACTTCTCCGCTTTCTGAAGTTCTCATTTCAACTGGTGTAGCTGGAGGCAAATCTTTAAATTCAACTCCAGAAGACTTAATTTCTGCTGCTGAAATTGATTCACCTGGTTTTAAGTTTTCAACCAATGCTGCTACAACTGCAATTTTTTCTTCTTTACTTAATTCTTTTCCAGACTCTGTTGCTTTTTTAGCATCTTCTATTGCCTTATCTTTAGCTGCTTGTTCTGCTGCTTTAGCTTCTTGATCTGCTTTTATTGCAGCTTCTGCTGCAGCTTTTTTATCTGCTTCAGCTTTTGCATTTGCAGCTTCCTGCTCTGCTTTAGCAGCTTCATCTTTAGCTTTTTGTTCTGCCAATGCAGCATCTGCTGCTTCTTTTTCTTTAGCAGCTAATTCAGCTGCAGCTTTTTCAGCTTCTGCTTTTGCAGCGTCTGCTGCTGCTTGTGCATCTTTTTCTGCTTGAATTTTTGCATCTTCTGCTGCTTTATCTGCTGCTGCTTGAGCTTCTTTAGCAGCTTGTTCTGCAGCAATACGTGCTTCTTCTGCAGCTTTAGCCTCTGCTGCTGCTTTTTCTTGTGCTACTTTTGCTTCAGCAATTGCTGCTTCTGCTGCAATTCTATTTGCTTCCGCTTGTGCTGCTAATTCTGCTGCTCTTGCAGCTCTGGCTTCTGCTGCTGCAGCATCCGCTGCTGCTTGTGCTGCTGCTTGTTCTGCTGCAATACGAGCATTTTCTGCAGCTATTCTTTGTTGCTCTGCATAATAATTTGTTGTAACTTGAGCGGCATTTGTCATTGCAGTTACTGCTTCATTTACTTTTGTTGTTGCTATATTAGCAAGTGAGTCTGCAGTCTGAATAACAATTGTTAGGTTTTGATTTGCAATTGTTAGGTTTTGTTGTTCTGTTGTTAGGTTTTGTTGAGCCGTTGTTAGGTTTTGCTGTGCGGTTTGAACTGCAGCACGAGTATCCCAAGCAGCTTGCTGTATTGGTGCCTGAATAGATTCAGCTTGAACCATAGCTTGATTAGCACTTATATATGTCTGTAAAGCATTATCAGCATTTTGTTGTGCAGTAGTAGCTGTTTGTTGTAACTGAGTTAAAGTTGTTTTTTCTGTTGTTAATACTGTTTGAGCAGCTGCAAGAATAGCTAACTGTTCTGGAGTAGCAGATGACTGTGAGAAAGCTGAACCAGGAACAATTGTGTATCCCTGTCCAATGTGCCAATAAAACTGCACCCAGGCTCCTCCGCCATTTTCATAGTACCAAAGTGTGAATGGATAAGGTGTGTTAGAATTAAAATTTTCCATGGATGTTGATCCTCCACCGCCTTTGTCATACCAGTCATTTATAATTGTTTTATCATCAATAATTACTCTTACTCCGTCATCTCCTGGAGCATAAAAACGTATAGTTCCACCAACTGGAAAAGTAATATTGCCAGAGTACTTAACGATCACATCTTCAGAACGATTAGAACCAGCAACTAGTCCGCTGCCCCATTGCTCATTAATACCATTTGTATCTGTAAATGTACGAATAGGAACAGCGTTTGCTGGAAGTACTGGAGCGTTGTTCTGACCCTGTACATTGTAAACCTCTACCTTTAATCCTGGAGTTGTATTAGCATCAACGGGTACTTGCGCTGCATCTTTAGCTTCTTGAGCTGCAGTAACAACAGGAACCTGTGCAGCAACAGCTTCATTAGCTGGAGTTACAGCAGCTTGTGCAACATCATTGGCTGTACGTGCTACAGCATTAGCTTCTTGAGCTGCAATAGTAATTGGGGTCTGTGTATTTAAAGCAACTTCTGCTGCTTGATTAGTTACTGTTGTAGTTTTTAATTCTGTTTTTTTTGTTTCTAAAGTAGTAACGGCTTGCGTTACTACTGCAGTTTGAGTTTCAACATTTGTTTGTGCAGATACTGAAATTTGAATTGCAGTTTGTGCTGCTTGAATAGCATTATGTGCTTCTGAAATAATTGCTGTTGCTGACTCAACTGCTTCCTTAATTGGTTGTTGAGTTGTGGCAATTGATATGGCTGTTGTTGTGTCTGTATTTGGCACATTAGATTGAATAGTTTGAATGATAGCATTACCCTGAGTTTGAGATGCATTATTTAAAGTCTCTTGAGCAGTAGTAATTTTACTTTCTACTATCTGAATTGTAATAGGAGTGGTTACTGTTGCTGTGTCTATAACTGAAGGATCAATTGGAGTTACTTGAACTGTAACTTCATCAGCATGAGCATTACTTGGCCCAAAAAGGAAAAGCCAGCCGATTATAAAAAGGCTGGTTAAAGAATACTGTAACTTTCTAGTCAACTAGGTATCTCCTAAGTAATGCAATATTTTTGCTTACTTAGTAATTATAGCAGATATGTTAGTTTAATTATGAAGTGGTAACTATTGCAAAGGTTTCTGTAAAATTGTTGTCAATACAGTAAAAACGAATAGAATTTAAACGTTTACTAATTGAAAACCCATTGCTTCCATTGCTTATATTGCTGCCAGAAATACCATTAATGCTAATCGATCCGCCCGAAGTATTTCCCCACATCAATAAAACTTCTACCGTTCTTCCAGCAGTTGGGTTAATCAAGGTAATATTTAAATTTCCGCTATTCACATGTTGATGAACATAAGTATCTGTTGCTAAATCTACGGTTAATGTGTTACCCATGGCTGGGGTACGAATATTTATATTTCCTGGAACATAAGCAGTAGTTTGCACTGTACTATCATTAAATGTTAAATTAGTAACTTTAACATTTGGAAGCTGCGCTTGAGAAATACCATTAATAAAAAATATTCCATTGTTGATTGTCAATCCCACTTCTGTGCCCAATACAGCATCTGTAATATATATCGTACCTTCACCAATTGAGATGGATTTCCATCTTTTTTGTGAATTTCCAAGTGTATATTGGTTATCTTGAGAAGGAAGAACATTTTTATTGATTGCAGAAACGTCTACAATTGCATCTGCTAATTCTTTAATTGAATTAAGAGCATTAGGAGCAGCAAGCAGTTCTAATTCTTGAGCGGTGGCAGCACGATATGGGTAATTGGGATCAGTCATATATTTATTATACCCTATTAACGATTATCTGTCTTATAGAATCCATTACCTTTAAACTGAATTCCAAAGGGACTAAAGTGCCTGGTCATTTCAGATTCACATTCCTCACATCTGTACCCTGGATCTTCTTCAGAAATTGATCTAGTAACAGAAAGAGTTGCATGTGCAGAATCTAATTTACACTTATACTCATATACTGGCATATAGCACCTAACTTTATTCTATAAACTCTGGGAAACAAAACTGTATTCCAGCTCTCGGATTAACAGCATCTACCTCATGATATACACCAGTAGGTATTATAATTATGTCTCCTGGGTAAACCACTTCTGAAGCAATTGGGTCTTTTAGGTTATCTTTACTATAGGTATTCCAAGTTGCATTACCTACTAATTGTAAAAATATTGCATCTGTTGGATCTGTATGAGGTCCAACTGTAGTCTTATTAAAAACATTAGTGTTTTTAGAAACTAAGTTTACAAAATAAGAAACTTGAGGCATTCTATATTCTTCAACATCCCAAATGTCTTTTGATAAAGTGTTTGCAATAGCATTGATTTCTTTACTTTTAGTTGGATATGAAGACACAACTGTCATATAAAATAAATCTCTTACAACTAAATTATTTTCTTGTAAACAAATTCCAAAATCTCCAAGCTCTTCTTTTTTCTTGGTAGATAATGCAATATCAATTTGCTCTACAAGGTAATTCCAGTCTACGTTTATGTTTGCATAACCTTTAACAAATGCTAACTTATTTTCAGATCTGGCTTCTTCTAACAGATCTTTTATTTTCATAGAAGTTTAACTAGCTCCGCCCAAGTTTTAGGACCAATTATTCCATTGGAATCTACCAAGTCATGGTTATCTTGAAATGCAACTACCTTTGCTTTAGTAGCTGGACCATAATCGCCATCTTCAACTAAAGTTAAAGCATGCTGTACAATCTTAACAGCATCTCCTTTATCTCCAGGCTTTATTTGGCCAGGGAACGCTGGAATTATTGCTGCTGGAACTGATGCATTTACATCATTACCTTTATAATTAGGGCGTCCAAATCCTTCAATAAATACTGGTATACCTTTAGGATTTTTCTTATATGCACGAATCTTTTTTACAGCTTCTCCGCCATTTGCCTGTGATCCAGATTTCTTTTTATCTCCAGCTGTGTTTCCTTCAATTGTTGTTACTGTGCCATCTCCATTGTCTTTTACAACAATTCCAACGTGCTCAATTGGAGCTCCTCCTGCCATAAAGTCAAAATAAACAATGTCTCCAGGCTCTGGCTTTGCAACATTTGCATCCGTCCAAGTGCCCATCTTTTTAAATGCTGCTGCTCCAGCCATAGTTGATACGGTATTAGGAATCTTAACTCCAGCCTGGTTTGCACACCACATTACAAAACTTCCGCACCAAGGCAAAAAGTTTGCTTTTGTAAAAGCTCCATATTTTGTTTCATTATCTTTAGGGCCTTCTACATAACCCTCTTCTTTTAAAGCAATCTCAACGAGAAGTGCTGCTGTTCCTTTTGCTGCTGCCATTTTAATCTCCTAATTTATTGTTTGTTTTAAACTTGATCTTAACCACCAAGCCCAGAATTCAAGTTTATCTTGTCTATCCGCTGCAAAATTTGCAAGACCTTGT